CCGATACAGTTTTACCAACAAGCTTGAAAGAAACTTTTCAAGCAATCGTCGATTCTGGCGAACTTCCAAACATGTTATTTAGTGGCACGGCTGGTCTTGGCAAGACTACAGTCGCTAAAGCGATGTGCAAACAACTTGGTCTAGATTACATTCTCATTAATGGATCTGAGGAAGGTAACATCGATACATTGCGCGGTAAGATAAAGCAATTTGCATCTTCTGTTTCTCTTCAAGGTGGATATAAGGTTGTTATCCTTGATGAGGCAGACTATCTTAATCCGCAATCAACACAGCCTGCACTTCGTGGTTTTATTGAAGAATTTGCAAATAACTGTCGTTTTATTCTTACTTGCAATTTTAAAAATCGTATTATTGAACCACTGCATTCACGTTGTGGTGTATATGAATTCAATACGACTAAGAAAGGTATGATTGAGCTGTGTGGTCAGTTTATGGATCGTACAGCAAAAATATTACAAGATGAAGGTATAGCATTTGGCGATGGTAAAGCTCTCGCTGATTTGATTATGAAACATGCACCTGATTGGAGGAGAGTGCTAAATGAATTACAGAGAAATACTACTACTGGGGTTTATGTCGGGTCTACTTCTGATTCTGCTGGATCCATTTCAGCACTTTATCCTTTAATTAAAGATAAAGACTTTAAGAGTATGCGAAAATGGGTTGCAAACAATATGGATATGGACGCAACCGCAATCTTTCGAGCTTTATATGATGAAGCTTATACTCAAATTAAGCCACAATCCGTTCCGCAACTCGTGCTTATACTTGCAGACTATCAGTATAAGCATGCGTTTGTAGCCGACCACGAATTAAACGTGGTAGCTTGCCTGACGGAGATTATGGCAAATGTCGAAATGGCGTAAAGCATGGAGTGTTTGGTGCAAAACAATCGGAAGCAAAATAACCAATGATAATCGTGAAAACGACATCGCAGCAATCATTCGTACTATATGGGTTGTTACTCATATGGTCGCTTGCTTTTTTATTATCCTTCATAATGGCATAAAGATTGGTTGGTTCTGATGCGTCGTAATCGTGTTATAACAAAAGATGAATATATAAAAGTAAGAATTGAGCAACTCAAAGAAGACTCAAAACGAGCAAGTGATGATCATGACAAAGCGTGGTATGGTCGTCTAATACAGGAACTTGAATGGGTATTATATCATGAATCCGTTTGAATATTTGACTGCAATTAATGACACAAAGAAAGATATTATGATTGACGATATAGCCGAGAAAGGTTATAGCGCGTTCATGGTAAATCGTGGTTTATCTTATTTTAATGATACTGTCTTAATGGCAAATGAGATGAATCAGCATGCACACCTTGATAATCGTCTTCAATTTGATTTTCTTATAAATATAGTCAGAAAAAAGAAAAGATTTTCTAAATGGACAAAAGCACAATCGTCCGGTGATGTGGAAGTAATTAAAGAATACTATGGCTATAGCAATGAAAAAGCCCGCCAAGTACACGACCTCATCTCAGTAGATCAAATGGAAGAATTGAAGAAAAAGGTTTATAAAGGTGGAAGAAAATAAAATCATAGAGTGGACACCTGCTTCGATGCTCGAAGTTACACTTAACGAACCAGATGACTTTTTAAAGGTTCGTGAAACATTGACGCGTATCGGTGTTGCATCTCGTAAAGAAAATAAGTTATTTCAGTCTTGTCATATCCTACACAAACAAGGTAGATATTTCATTGTGCATTTCAAAGAATTGTTTTTGCTCGATGGAAAGAAGTCTAATCTTGAAGAAAATGATATTGCAAGACGTAATACGATTGCGCAACTCATGAGTGATTGGGGATTAATTACAATCGAAGAAAGTGAAAGGGCTAAACCACTCGCTCCGCTTCGTCAGATTAAAATTATTCCTTACAAAGAAAAAAGTAATTGGGAACTTTGTCCTAAATATAATATTGGAAATAAGTAATGGCAGAAGAAAAGAAAACCGGCATTGTCGCTAATAAAGATGAAAATGAATTCGAATTAATGCTCAGGTTCTTTGGCAATGAGATTCTTGCTATTAAGCTCGCAGCATCTAACTTTAACGGCAAACTCATTATGTGGGCTATGGTTATTATGTTCTTTACTTTCATGATTATGGAAGTGTTTGGATTTAGTGCTTGGCTTGGCATAGCGCCGATGGAATAAAAAAATATATTTCTAGCTATGTACTTTTGAAAAAAAGTAACTATATATAGAATAGGATACGCGGATTACCCGGTATCCACTTAAACCTTGCTAGTCAATAGGAGGAACATATGACTGGATTAGTATACCCGCGTTCGGGTTTCATCGGTTTCGACCACATCTTCGATCAGCTTGAGAGCATTCACAAGCATGCGAAGGATACCTACCCACCACACAATGTCGTAAAAAACGATGAAATGAAATTCACCGTTGAGATGGCTGTGGCTGGATTTAAACAAGAACATATCGATATTGAATTGAAGGATCATGTCCTTACAATCAAAGGCGATCGTCCACAAAGACGTGAACAAAATAGATACGTTCATAAAGGTATTAGTGCAAAGAACTGGACTAAGTCATTTAGACTATCGGAATATACCGAAGTCACTGGAGCAGATCTTGAGGACGGAATCTTGGCTGTCAACCTTGAAGTCGTTCTGCCTAAAGAGAAGCAGCCTCGTAAAATTCTAATTGGAAAAAACGAGGAAACAAATGACAACAATAGCACTAAAGAGCTACTCACTTCTTAAAACAGGATTCATCGCAACACTGTTTGCGTGGATGACTGGCCACTTATCTTCAATCGGAAGAGCAGTGATGGTTTCAAGACAAATTGAAGCTAATCAAAAACTTGCATATATGCTTAGGCATGAATATCCGCATGAAGACTACGCAGGTATCTTAGCGATCCTTAACGATAAAACATTGAAGGAGTACTATAAATGATCGCAGTACTCAAAAAAATGTTTAGTATCGATATTGCAAAGGAAAGACCAATGCTTAAATATCGTGAATCAAACTATACACTTGCAGAACTTGAGAGACGCTTGACTGCAGAAGTAAATGGATTCGCAGGTAGATACTAATGTGGCCATACACTGAAGAAGAAGTTGAAGCTTTAAACTAAATAAATAAAGGGGCGGGGATTATTCTGCCCTTTTATTCTTAGGAGGTATCTATGGCTAAATGTAATAAATGCGGTCATACGTGTCATTGTAAAAGCAGTGAATGCGAAGAATGCGTTAATGACGTGTGCTATGATTGCAATTGCAACAACGAAAAAGATATACCTGAATCATTTACAAGAAGGAACTAATTATGAATATCGATCAACTTAGAGAAGAAATTGCAGAGGATGAAGGAGTAAAGTATGAGATCTATCTCGATCATCTCGGCCTTCCTACTTTTGGCATTGGTCATCTGGTTAGGGACGACGATCCGGAACATGGAGAACCAGTCGGCACCGAAGTCTCAGAAGACCGAGTCAACGAATGCTTTGACAAAGACGTAGAAATCGTACTGTCTGACTGTAGACAGCTCTACGATGACTTTGACGAATTGCCTGAAGAAGTTCAACTAATCATAGCAAATATGATGTTCAATATGGGTCGACCACGCCTATCCAAGTTTAAAGGTATGAAACGCGGTGTTGATGCTCGTGATTGGGATACAGCTGCAGATGAAATGGTAGACTCAAGGTGGTATAAGCAAGTCACAAATCGAGCAAACCGACTTGTAGAAAGAATGCGCGCTGTAACTATTTCTGAGATTCCTGTATAAGAGAGTTATTTGCCGTATAACGACAAAATTAAAATCAACCCTAAAGAAATGGATCTAATTGAAAATGCTCTTAGATCCATCCCTCAGTCTAGTCCTGATTTTGATGCTGTTAGAAAATTGCTAGCTTCTCTTCATCATCAGAAAATACCATATCGACCTAAAAAAGGAATTTATGTTTCTGGATGACATTTAGTGGTTTACATTCTCCTCAAGTTGTGGTATAATATATCTTATATTATTTGGAGGTAGTATGTCTTTTTATACTTCGGTTACTCGTTATGGCAATGCAATTCTTTATCGTGGATATAATGCACACGGTAAAAAGATCTATAAGCGCGACTCTCAATTCAAGCCTGTCTTCTATACACAGGCTCAAAAAGAAACCGGATGGAAATCTCTTGATGGCGTAAATATTGCACCCATTGAGATGGACAACATGCGTGAAGCTAAGCAATGGCTAGAAATGAACAGAGATGTTTCTGGTCGGCTTATTTACGGAAATAAAAATTATATTCAGCAATATATTACTCAACGTTTTCCACGAGATATTCAATTCAAACGTGAGTTTATTGACGTAGGTACATTTGATATTGAGACAGAATATGATGATGGCTTTCCACATCCATCTGAAGCCAGTCAACGTATTCTGTCTATCACCTACAAATCAAGTAAATCTAAACTTTATCACGTCTGGGGTTATGGTGATTTCGATACTCAGAAATCTCTCATTCAACCTGCGCGCTATTATCGTTGTCGAGATGAAGCAAGTCTACTTGAAAAGTTTCTTAAGTTCTGGGCAGATGAAGCAACATGTCCTGACGTAATCACTGGTTGGAATATACGATTCTTTGATGTTCCTTATCTTGTTAATCGCACAGCTAAGATTCTTGGTGTAGAACATATCAAACGTTTCTCTCCTTGGGGTATGGTCGATTATCGTAAGATTACAAGACGTGGTCGTGAAGAAGATGCGTATGATATTAAAGGTATCGAACAGCTTGATTATCTCGAGCTCTTCCAAAAGTTTGGATACTCATATGGTCCACAGGAATCATATAAACTCAATCACATTGCCTACGTAGTTCTCGGTGATAAAAAGCTTTCCTTTGAAGAGTCTGGTTCTTTGAAGAATCTCTATAAAGATGACTTTCAAAAATACATTGACTATAATATGAAAGACGTGGAACTCATCGAACGATTCGAAGATAAGATGGGTCTAATTACTCTTGCCATGACTATGGCGTATAAGGGTGGTGTCAATTATCAGGACACATTTGGTGTTACTGCTATATGGGAATCGATTATCTATCGTAAACTCCTTCAAGAAAAAACAGTATCTTTCGTTGAAAGACCAGATTCACCGAAATCTAAGTTTGCTGGCGGTTATGTAAAAGAACCACACGTTGGCGCGCATGACTGGGTAGTGTCTTTTGATTTGAATTCTCTCTATCCAAATATTATTGTACAGTGGAATATGTCTCCAGAAACTCTGGTGTCTCAATCTGAAATGTCAGGTGTTGAATATTATCTTGCATCTCAGGATGTTGAAGTACCTTATGCTGTCGCAGCAAATGGTAGTACGTATCGGAAAGATGTTGACGGTGTTATTCCACGTATCATTGAAGACTATTATGACGATCGTCGTTCAATCAAAAAGATGATGCTTGCTGCAGAAAGTTCTTATCAAAAAGAAAAAACAAATCAACTTGAAAAAGAAATCAACACTCTCAATAACCAGCAAATGGCTATTAAGATTCTTATGAACTCTCTTTATGGTGCTCTCGGCAATCAATATTTTAAATACTTCGACCTCCGACTTGCTGAAGGTGTCACTCTGTCTGGCCAGCTTGCAATTCAATGGGCTGAAAGAGCTATGAATGACGCGATGAATAACGCAATGAAAACAAAAGATGTTGACTACGTTATTGCAATTGATACGGATTCACTCTATGTCAATTTTGGTCCTATGGTAAAACAACTCGATCCAAAGAATCCTGTAGCATTCCTCGATAAAATTTGTAAAGAACATTTTGAACCAAAGCTTGAACAGTCATATGATCGTCTATTTGGTAAGATGAATTGTCATAAACCACGTATGGAAATGGGCCGTGAGGTTATTGCTGATCGTGGTATATGGACTGCAAAAAAGCGATATATTCTAAATGTACATAATAGTGAAGGTGTTCAATACGCTGAACCGAAACTTAAGATTATGGGTATTGAAGCAATTAAAAGCTCAACTCCTGAAATCTGTCGCGACAAATTCAAAGACATCTTCAAAGTTATCATATCAGGATCTGAATCAGACACTCATGATTTTATCAGAAACTTCAAGACAGAATTTAAATCTTTACCAGCAGAGAAAGTTGCGTTTCCACGCAGTGTTAGTCTCTCTCAAACTGTAAAAAGTAGCTCTGGTAAAAACATGCAAATTCCTTACGCTGATAAGAAAACAATCTATAGAAAGGGTACACCAATTCACGTACGTGGTTCTCTACTCTATAACAAGCTCATTAAAGATAACAAGTTGCAGAAGCGATATGAGCTTGTAGAAAATGGTAACCGAATATTCTTTACGTACATGAAGTTGCCGAATCCTATACAAGAAAATGTCTTAGCGTTTCCTGACGTAATGCCCGAAGAATTCAAGCTAAATAACTATATCGATTATGACAAGCAATTTGACAAGACATTTGTCGAGCCACTTAAATTAATCCTTGATGCAGTTGGCTGGACACCTGAACCAGTTGCTACACTTGATGAGTTCTTTGGATAATATAGACATGATAGAAGAAAAAAAAATTATTCTTTTACATGAAGTAATTGAGACAAAACTAAGAAAACAAAAAGAGCTCGAATACTATCAACAGCAATTAGAAGAGCTACAGAAGAAAATGTTCTTTTTAAATAAAGAAATTGATTTGACAAATATAATTATTGAAATTGTGAGAAAAGAAGAAGTACTTGACATAAAAGAGCATATGCTTGAAAAAAAGAGTGTACAAGACGATGAAAATGGAGTATAATAATACTATGACAAATTGGGTAAAAGACATTAACGATATGCATGCTAAATACGGTGTGCATAATTGGATGGAAAAAAACAAAGACAACAAAGAACTAATGCAGCAATTTCTTGAGTTTCGTCTTAATTTTTTAGAAGAAGAATTGAACGAAACAAAAGCTGCAGCAGTATTTGATCGTAACCCATCAGAAATTGTTGATGGTTTAATTGATCTTTGTGTTATTGCAATTGGTACTATGGATGCATTTGGTGTAGATGCACATGAAGCATGGAATCGTGTCCACAAAGCAAACATGGACAAAGAGGTCGGTGTAAAAGAATCACGACCCAATCCACTTGGCTTACCCGATCTAGTAAAACCCAAAGGATGGAAAGCGCCTGAACATTATGATAACACCGGTAATCTCACTGACGCTGTTTAAAAGCATCTTTGATAATAAAACAAATCAACGCATTGATCTTCATGACTTCAATGCGTTTGAACGCGTTTTATATCAACTATCCGAAAAGCCACGAGCCAGTAAAAAAGATGCTGAACTGATGTCTCCGGCTACCTATAAACCAAACACAACACGCGCAAATGACAACGTAGTCGAATGGGCAGGTTGGTGTTGTGTTGATATTGATGATTATGAATTTGAAGGAGAATTAGAAGATGATCTCGTACGAAGATTTTCTGATTGGAGGTTCGTGTGTTACAGCACTGCTAGCAGTACGGAGGCTAATCCAAAGTTTCGTCTTGTCTTCCCACTTACGAGAAACGTTGGGTCTGAGAACATCAGAAATTTTTGGTATGCGTTACAGGCTGAACTCGGCGACCTCGCCGACAGACAGACTAAAGATTTATCTCGGATGTATTACATCCCTGGAAAATACGCTAACGCTTTCAATTTTATTTTTAGTCATGATGGCGCTCCACTTGACGCAGATGAGCTAATCTTTAAATGGCCTATGCCAGAAAAGACAAATCTGAATAGTTTTTTTGATAGGTTACCGACTGCGATGCAACAACAAATACTCGAGTATCGTAAGAATAAACTTGATGCTGACTATAATTGGACTTCATATCAAGATTGTCCTTTCTGGCCAAAACAGCTGGCCGTTGAATATCAGACAATCTCAAAGACGGGTTGGTATCATAAAATGTATCAAATCATGGTTGCAATTGCTGGTAATGCTGTCAATAAAAAATATGCTATTACTGCTGATGAGATCTCTCAATTATGCCGACAGTTTGATACTGATACTGGTAATTGGTACAAGAATCGTCCATTAGATAAGGAGGCTGACCGTGCTCTCGAATACGTCTACAAAAACATATGATATTTTTAATATGGATATGAGTTTTAATATTGATGATATTAAAAATAAAGCTGAATGGCGTGAAAGAGCTATGGATGAAGCTAAACAGATTCACAGCAAACCATCAACTGCTCGTGGTAGAACATTAAATCAAATATACGAAGCATGCTTGTATGGTCATGCAGCTGAGCAATATCTGATTGAAACTGGATGGGAAGACGATGAGCGTAAGTATAAAGACGTCATTGATCCAATGGG